GTAATATATAGGAACCACCCAGTGGGATCAGGGTCGTGCAAGGGTTTAGTTCGATTCAATCAATAGACCAAAAGTGGTCCTATCGATCAAGAGTTCTAACTTAGTTAGTATTTAATGGTCTCTTATGTCTAAATCAATTAAACAACAGTTTAATGGAGCCGTAACTATTAAAGACAAAGAGTTGTCTTTATGGTTGCGAGCTCTACTATTTGTGTGTTCCGTTGATAAAGGCTTGCGAGAAGACTATTTCCAATTGTTAGCCCGAATTAAGGACCTTCAGAAAGCAAGCGGTAACGCTTGAGTTGTGAAGTACTTAAAGGAGACGACACGATTGGTAATGGTCTGGGTTTCCCAAGATATTGGGTACCGTCAGTCGACAGTGCTTTCTATCGGGATCCCCGTTAAGATCTCTGGAGGTCTTCCGTGTGTAATACCGACACGTCTCCGTCGTAAGATGGAGGCGGGTTGTATTAAGACCGTGAAGACTACACTCACTATGCTAAATCTATATCGAATTTGGCAGTGTCCACCCATAATGAAGTTAGAGACAATCACTTCGCCTTTTCGGGGGCTTAGTGAAACTTTGTCAATAACCGAAATAAAGGTGGTATGTAAAGAGTTGCCTTTCTCTGGAAGACCGGAGAAAGTGAAACCACTAAACATAACTACTGCTGGTCCGAACTTTAAGATAAGTTCCTTGTCTGCACCGTTTGATGCTTTCACATTTGCCATGCATCCGAACCTATTGTCAGCTTTTGAAGCTTACTCTAGATGATCGGATAATATGGACTTCTTTCATTGTTTTGAAGAAGAATGTGCTCGCGTTCAAACATACGTGCGTTCAAGGTGATTTTATCCTTGAGTATCCGAAAAGCCACTTATGCTCGGTAAGCTTTCAAAGAAGTTTGAAGCTGCCGGGAAAGTTAGGATTTTCGCGATTACAGATTTCTGAACTCAGAATCTCTTTAAACCTCTTCATGACTGGCTTAATCTTGGTTTAGCTAAGATAAATCAAGATGGAACGTTCGACCAACTTAAACCCTTGTCAAATCTGACTGGCTCGTATAGAGTCAGTTACGATTTGAGTGCTGCCACTGACCGCCTACCTCTAGCCTTTCAAGTCCAGGTGCTATCTATAGTACTCGGACAAGAATTAGCTATTGCGTGATCAACCCTACTTAAAGATAGGGATTGATATCTGCGTGAGGGTGTTAAGTGAGTACCATATCGGTATGCTGTTGGTCAACCTATGGGAGCCTACTCTTCTTTCCCGATGCTGGCACTATCACACCATGTGATAGTTCAGATCGCGGCGAGAAGGGCTGGCTTTACCGGGTGGTTTACCAACTATGCACTCCTTGGTGATGATATAGTTATTGGAGACCCTAATGTGGCTCCTCATTATTTGTTGATTATGAGGGACATTTTGGGTGTCGATATTAACTTATCAAAATCCTTGGCGTCTGATAAAGGG